AATGTAGGCATTATTTTATCTTTATATTAATTTAGTTTAGCTTGGGTCTGTAGTTGAAACTGGAATCCATGCGGGGGTTCCATTCAATGAAATTTGAATATGATGAGTAACACTTCCTGAAGTTGTCAAAGTCGAAATCGCAGAAGTCGCATCACCATCTGCCGTCGCTTTGAAGTTTATAAAAGGTATATCCTCGGTCGTCTTGTCCATCTCTACGGATTTCGCGGTGCCGGGAAGAAGGATTAGATTACCTACACTTCCAGTGCCACCCGCTTGGGTTGCAACCGTGGCGTTCCCGCTGGTATCCATGGATAGCGAAAGACGTTCATAGTTTGTCAGGTTACCAAGATCCGAATAGACATTAAATGTCTGAGCACTACCGTCATTCCTCAACCCGAGGGTGTGATTGGCATCATGGTTGAGTTCGGCACTATTCCCTCCATTAAATTGCAAGGCAATATCACCAAGATCGAGTCGTGCCGCCGTCATCGTGATCATCGCTGATCCGTAGAACATCGCCGTAGTTCCATACCAATTGCCAAAGGAACTCGAAGCACTCGCTGGTGCAACCGTATTGGTCCCAATGGAGTTGAATATACCACCTTTGGATACCGTAGCTACAGAAGATCCACCTACCTGTAGATCAAGTAAGAGACTTGCAGCGGCAGAAGCCGTATCTGTTATGTTGGACTTTAATCCGACGAAGGTGTCACTCGCGTCATTCCAGGTAGCCGTGTGGCTAAGTCCAACTGCGGGATCTGTTAGAGCACCTTGGGTAATGACGCGGGCATTTGTATTTTCACTCCAGATGGTGTTTATTAGAATGCGACGTGCAGTAGAAGTGCCGTCATCAGCAGCCAGGTTTTCTGTCCCAGCCAGGGTTGCCAGGTTAGTGGCATCGCGAATTTTTAATCCAGCCATGTATCTTGTATGAGTTTAAGGGGTTATATCTTGTGAGTAAGTTGGTTTAGGGAAGCTCTAAATAATCGTCGTTAGACCACATAATCGTTTGACCATCACCGAATTGCCAGTCGTTAGAGATGAGTCCTCCAACGCACCAGTATTTAAGGTTATCAAAGTCAAAAGCTAAAGTGGATTTAACCGCCATTACCCGAGCTATACATCCGATAAATGAAGAGTAAACTATTGAAATCATTGGTTAATTGATATTACGGTGGACACCTATGTTTGAAGTGATAAAAGAAGGACGCCGTGGGACTTGACCAAGGGCTGTGTCCATGAAGCTTCTTAGTTCCTTGTCCAGTATTCGTTCTTTGCGACTGGCCATTTGATGATCTTCATCCTGAGAGATACGGTCGATCCAGTAGGCTACACCTTGGGACAGGGCATCTAAACGGTCATCTTGCCGCAAACTCCCACGGTCACTGGTGAGTCGAGACATCTGCCAGAACAATTGGTAATACAACTGGTGCTCCTTGTGATACCCCTTGGTTGACTCCTGGTCCTTTTGGATGACCTTGGGATCAACAACAAGACGATGTCGGTTGAGCACCGGTTCCAGGGTATCGATAATTCGTGACTCCTTCTGGGTGTGATGTCGAACCTCTTCGATGGTGACCGAATACCTTGGGATTTCATCGGCGGTCCCCTGGAATTGAACCGCTGTCAATATGGGTTTAAGCAGGGCCATGAACATACCGTCTCCGAAGTTCGACTCGATGATGAGTTCGTTGACCCGATTCCGTATAAGCACCCTCTTTAGTTCCAGTAGAGTGTTCTCGTCGTAACCTCCCATGAGCCCTCCGGCTTCGGGAACATACAGGAACCCGTTGAGCATCTTTACCACGGCATACCCGGTCTCATCCTTACCGCGCCCGGCGGGATCGATCGACATCACTGAGCCGGTATAGGGGATGTGGTCGCCCATGGCCTTAAAGGGCCTGTAGTAGCGATCGCCTCGTAGTCCTACGCAGGAGATGATATCGGATGACCACTCCAGACTCAATTCGCGTGCCCACACCAGCTTCTCTGGAGCCGTCTCCGAGTCCAGATCCATAACGATCAGGTCGGACAGTTTAAGTGGATACCGGTCGGAATCCGCCAGGGTGGTGTCGAGCATGTATTGTAGTTGAAACCAGGTTTTACCGTCGGCCTCACGCTCCAGTAGATCGATATCATCGAACCTTTCTGGATCTGTGGGCTGACCTACGAGTTCTGCCGTCCACTGCTTGCTCAGGAAGGGGGCCAGGCGTCCATCGTAGGCGTCTATGAGCTTTTCCGAGGGGTATCGGGCGGGCCACACCCTCTTATCGTATCCTCGGTCAGTTAGGACGTTGTACAGGGACTGCTCCGTGTGGGGTGTTCCCAGGTAGATGCAGTCGAAATTAGGTTTACCGATGGCATCGAACTCTCGAACAGCTTCGGATAGCTTGTCTCGGGCCTCCTGGGTAGCCGTGTTGTTGGGGGTCTCGATATCATCCGCAATTATTATGTCGGCTCTGGTCCCGGTGACTTGCCCGGTGATACCCACGGATTTCACCGAGGGATCTTTGGATTCCAAGGCGGGCAGCACATCGAATTCCAGCTTGCTTGACCGTTTGATCTTGGAGTGATCAGGAGGTTTCAGATGGGACAGAAGCTCCATGGAGTTAAGCAGTTGGAAACAAAAGGTGCTGAAGTCATTAGCCAAACTTTTACTGGCAGAGACGACCTCGATTTTTATTTGTGGGTTTTTCAGGAGTTGCCATAAGGCATAGGCTGCGGTGATCCAGCTTTTTCCCACCCCACGGAAAGCTTTGACTATCCTACGACGGGGCCCGTGTTGAAGGTAGCTGGCTATGTCGTATTGCACCGGGGTGGGATCAGGCAATCTCAGGTGCTTCCACACAAGGTACAGAAAGTTTCTGAAGTCCTTGAGTTGGGGGTCCATTAATTTTCAACGGCTACATCACCATCGTCATCGGCGAACGGAAGGACAGTTGCCAGGTTCGCCATTGGAGTCCCCTTCAGGAAGGGATGAGCAAGGTCGATGCGGTTATCCCGGAGCATCTCCCTGGCTTCTTTAATGACAGCGGCTGGACATTCATCCTCCTGGATGCGTTCAATCAGCTTTTTAACCGCCTCGGTGTGTAGTTCGATCAGCGCAGTTTCAAATTTATTCATTGGTGGTGGCTTACGCAGAATAATCAACAAGGGTCTTGGTTTTCACCACAGCACCGGCTTGGATTTTAATCATGATATCTCCATCATCACCTGCTCCGGTTCCATCACTCATCCAAATAACGAATTGACCCTCGGAGGGGTTGGCTGGATCGGATGACCGTTCATTGACCAGCAGGTAATCGTGAGTGCCTTTGAGTGAGTCCTGGATCTCCTGGGCTATATACAGGTCTTCTTTTTGGAGGTTATCAAGTTCCTGTTCTCGAATTCCTGATCCCTTGGTAAAAGCAATGGAGGAAGTCGCAATCGTATTAGGGGTGGTTCTAAAGATATGAATTCTAACCGACGTTCCGGGAGCGGTTCCGAACACCACCTTTTTTGTCGTCTCATTGATAGTATAGTTACCAGCACCGGCGGCATTCGTTTTCGTTACTTCATTTTCTTGAACCGTAACATGAGCTTGTTTGATATAATCAAAGGTGAGACTGAATTCGGTTTCGGAGTTGTCTCCGGTATAGTCGACGTATGATAGAGCCATTGTGAAATTTAAGGTTTATATGTGTAGTAATTCTAATATGTTGTAGAAAGCTGTTCTAATATTGAGGGTGGATTTTGTCCTCTGCGTAAATCATCCCTTGTTCTTTTTGTAACCATATAATTTTCATAAAAGTCAGGGTAGGCTTTGAAGGTTTGTTTTAAAGCCGCTCTGCGATAACGTCCTATAAGACTTCGTATTTGCTGGATACGTGGGCTGTCGAATCCCTCAAGAGTATCGGCATAACTAAGGCGTTTATAACTATTAGAACGGATTAATCGACCAAGAGCATTATGGAGATTTCGTCCACCAATTTTAACTGTACCATGACCCTCAAGCCAGTGATCGTAGGATGACCGGTTATCTTTGTTCCTGAATTCCAGCATATCAACAGATCCAGATAGTGTCGTAGATGGTAGACTGAATCCGTGTTGGAGAGCTGCTATTTCCTTCATTACCGGATCATTTTTTTCATGGCTGATAGCTATGGGGCTTACCCAATCAGGGATAGAAGCCCCACTGAATAAAGGAACAGAGGCTATGGTGGCATCCACGGGTTGCCCCAGAATGTTTCTCCGGGGTTCAAGACTTGTGGAAACCCCTGGCAGTCGGCCTTTCCAGGCATCAAAAACATTTCTAACTTCTCTAAGATATGTATCATCAGCCAAGGTTACTTTTGATTGGGCAATTAGATTGGGGATGTAGGATGCCGCTCTCATTCTAGCCCACCGGGCCATATATCGATCCGGTTCTCCAAAGGCGTCGATTACCTGACTAATACCTGACAGGTAGGATTTGTTGTGTATGTTTCGGGCTAAAGATATACCTATGGCAGAGCCGAAAGTCTTTAATGGCTCACTAAAGTGTTCTTCGGATCTGAAGTTTATTTCGCTCCAGTCAGCAACAAGCCCAAAGAATGTGGCAAAGGGATCAAGTCGTCTAAACGATACGTAGGTTCCATCATCGGTTTTGTAACTGTATGGCTGCCAACCAGTGGCTCTGAGGTTTTTTCGTTGGCCTTCATCGGCGGGTCCACCTCCGGTAATTTTTCCTTTGGCGTAAAG